TCCTTGTTTAGCAGGCATGCCTACATATAATAAGTCACCTTTAAAGTAACCACTTAGACCTTTTGGTGTTTGTGCTTCTAGTGCAGGCCATAATGCTTTATACATATTAATTAATTCTGTACGGTCACCGCCACGCATCTGCATAATCTTTTCTAATTCTTCTGGTGACTTAGCAAGTCCTGCGTATGTCTTAGCAGTAAAGCCTGACTTGTCTGTTAGTACAAAGTCTCCATCCTCGTCACGCCCAAATATAATTGCTGGCTTACCGTCCCATTTAATTGTAATGTCTTGTGCTGATTTAGGAAGGTTGTTTAATTCTTGTACAGCTCTGAGAGCACCTCTAGAACCATCATTAAAAATCATATCCTCTGGATGTTCAATTCTAGCCGCTTCAACTATCACACTCATACCTTGATTAATTATTCTATCTCTTGTACGAGCAATCCAATGCACTTCTGTTTCCACAGATTCAAACTGTAAGCCGTCCTTAGAGAACGTCTCTCTAGCATCTGCTACCAGTGCTTCGTAGTCATTGTTTTTCTTTGCCTGTGCTATAATAGTTTCTACACTAGCTAGATCTTTACGTGTGCCACCAATTAACATCTTAGCAATTTCATCTGGATTGTTTGATATAACTTTGTTTGTTTCTCTTGATACTAATCCATATTTGTATGACCATTTCATACCTCTGGCTTTAGCAATACTGGCTAATAGAATAGCACGGTGTACACCTTTAAATTCTGAGTCAGGTGATGCGTTTAAGGCAAACTGTTGCCATTTAGGATCACCAAACATAAAGTCTACTTGTACATATCCGTCTTGTGGATCACCGTTAATAGGACATTTATAGTGTACACTATCGCCTGACTTAGCAACATCAGTTGTGTTTACACCTTGTGATATTAGTTTATTGTATAATTCTTCTTTGGTATGTTTACTAGCATCAACAGCAAGATCTAAATCACCTGATGTAGGTTTCTTACCTGTTGAGCCTAGCATGTTGTCTAGTAGAGGTAAGCCTGTTAGTGATTCAAGATATTTTACAGTTGGCTTAACGTCAGCAAGATTAATTCGCTGAGTTAAAGGAGTACCCTGTGCATCTTTGAATACGTTTCCGCCTTCATTAATCTTCATCTTTACGTCTCACTGAACGAGCAAACTTTTTAGGGTCTCTTGATTTGATTGCGTTAACAAACTTACGCTGTAAATCTTCTGCTTGTTCGCGAGTATAAAGATTATCAATCTGTTCAAAAATATTGATAGCAGATTGGATAATGTTATTAGCACGACTTTCAACTAAGTGATTTTTGTCCTTGCTAATGTGCATTGAGCTCAATTCATCTAAAATACTTTTTGTTTTACGTTGCATAAGTTAAGTTTCCGTTAGTGATAGTATTTATCGTCATTATACTATAAAAAGTATCCAGACACAATACTTACCGGTTAAATACATTCATGAGTAAATATTTCTGTATACAACCTTTCTATACCATGGAGTATAACATCGATAATACTAAGACTCCTTGCTGTTTGTTAAAAGATAATCCTAGCCCTGATATAGAAAAAATACAACAAGATCTACTAAATGATATAGCGACTCCTGCCTGTCAGGCTTGTTGGGATTTAGAAGATCAGGGATTAGAAAGTGATAGAATCTTACAAAATAGAAATTTTGATTATCAAAGTAATAGAGATATTAAATTAATAGAACAGGACTGTCATGAAGGAAAGAATTCATTACAATCTGTAAAGATCTGGACCAGTAGAAAGTGTAATGGCGCATGTGTTGTGTGTGATCCTTACTTTAGTACTACTTGGGGTTCATTGAAACAGGTATCTATAGAAAATAAAACTAAGTCAATGGATGAACTTAACAACATTGACTGGGCAAATCTAAAACAAATTAGTCTAATTGGCGGTGAGCCATTATATGAACCACGCAATTTTAACATATTGCAAAAATTAATTGACTATAACAATACTAATTGTTTTGTTACTATGGTTACCAATGGTAGTGTTAAACTCAAAGAAAGTCAAATTAATATATTATCTCAACTTACAAATTTAAATTTTTGTTTAAGCATCGACGGCATTGGACCAGTACATGAATATCTTAGATGGCCGTTAAAATGGAATCAACTCGAAAAGAATATAGAATTGTATCGTAGTTTAAATATTGATCTCTGTGCTAGTTATACTATCAGTAATATGAATATTATGTATTACAACGAAACTGTTAAATGGTTTAAAGATAATGATATTCGCTATAACCATAATATTGTACATAAGCCTGCTTGGTTTAATGTAAACAGTTTACCTCAAAATATCAAAGAAAAAATTAACTCAGATCTTTTTTCTGATCATCAAGACCGGCACGACATATTGTTTAATATGTTTTTAAAAAAGATTAAAGAGCAGGACGAGCTTAAAGGTATTAGTATAAACGATTACTTACCTGACTTTGTTAATCTAATTCAAAGTAATCAATAATTTCCGGAAACGTTTGTTTCCAATTAGTTTTTCTTATTGGATCCCATTTATTAACAAATTCTTTTAGTGGAGTAATGTCTGATTGTGCTTGTGTGTTTAACAGAGAGCTGATAGTATTATTATCTATAACATCTCTCAATGCCTTAGGAGTTCTGTCTAGACCCCAAGTACCCCAACAAGGATGTATGTTAATATCTGTAGGGTCTCCTTCTCTGTTTGTTTTTAAGTTTTGATTAATCCACTGTTCTACTCGATCATAATAATAAACATTAAATGGATTAAGTGTATGGCTAACTCTAAATATTAAATTGCCAGGAGCACGTTGTTTTAAATTAATTAAGTTCTGTGATACTTTACTCCATAGTAAAGGCCAGCGAATATATTCAAATTGCTTATCTATGCCATCTATACTTACTTCGTAAAATATATTTTTAAACTTTGATAGATATTCTAAAGTATCATCGTCTAATTCTACACTACCATTTGTTGTAAACCAAACTGTAACATTTTCTGGATTAGTAATACGATCTAAAACAAGTTGATATGTTTTAGTTAAGAAAGGTTCGCCACCGCTAAACTTTACTCGCTGACATCTATCTAAATCGTTTGTGGTTAATATTTCTTGAAGTTCTTCTTCATAAGACAAGTTTGTTTTTATTTCTAAAACTTTTTTATTAGTAACTAACTTTTCCCAAGTTGTACTTAAATGCGGGCCACACATAACACAGGCCGCATTACATTCATAGTCTATAGCAATATCTAAATACGAAGAATCTTTATCAATGATTTCAAAACTAGATTGTCTATAACTATGATGCCCTGCTGATTCCTGTTCCTGACATACTCGACAGCCTGGAAGCCATTCTTCTTTTTCTGTAACATCAAAGGTTCTTAGATCAGGTCCTTTATACCAACAGCAAGGTCTTACATTAAGGCCACTATCAGGTTTTAACATTAAAGATTTTCCGTTGGATAGAAATCTACAGAATTTATTAGACATTATTGCGTTTTAATTTGATTGAGCATCTGCTTGAGTTTATTGCTCTGAAGTTCACCTTGTACTTTAGGTTGATCGCCCTTGGGCTCTGCTACAGGTTTTTCACCTACAGTTGTAGTTGTTTTAATAGACTTCATTAATTCACTTGGTGCCGGTTGTCCGTTGTCTGATTGATGTTCTTCACCTAGGTCTGTAATTCTTAAACTTTCTAAGTTAAACTCTAAGTCTACCTTACTGCCCACACCACTAGACGATCTAGTCTTCATTAACTGTACTTGATATCTACCACGTTCACGCATAGCACGACTTGTAAAGATACCAAACACATTATCAGCAGTATTAATTTTACTTAAACCACCTGCAATATGACTGTGATCAAATTCTACTTCTTCCACAGCCGCTCTGTTTAACTGCGATGCTGTAACAAATATAATGTCTAGTTCTTTTGCTAAGTTTCTTAGTTCCTCAGACACATACTTGTCTTTAACAAACAAATCATTTGGGCTTACTTTAGCACTCACAGGCATAATCAAATCTAAGTAGTCAACACAGAGGAAGTCTACCTTAATACCTGTCTGTACTTCTAGTTCTTTTAAGTATGCTCTAATGTCATTAACATTTGACTGTGCTGGCATATACTTGATGCGTAACTTACCTGACTTCTTGCCAACTAGTTTAACTTTCATTTCAACATCTTCAAGTTTCTTAAAGATTTCTTTTGAACTTGTATTAGTCATCATACTATCAATACGCATAGCACAAAGTCCTTCACTAAGTTCTAGTGTAATGTAAACACCGTTAAGTCCTTGTTGACTCCAGTTAACTGCCAAGTTCTGCATAAACAAACTTTTACCCGAGCCTGAACCACCAGCAAATATCTGTAGCTCACCTCTGTTGAATCCACCATACAATGGTCTATCCATAGCAGGCCAACCTGTTGATACCTGTCCGTTTTTACTTTTTAATAGTTCAAGTCTACCTTTAGGATCTTCAAAGTAATCTGTACCCATATCCTTTGTCAGTGATATTTGTACTGCGTCTTTGATTAATTTTTCTACAGGATTGTAGTTGCCTTTTTCTAACATGTCTGCTGACTTTAGAATAGCACGTTCTAGTTCTTGGCGTTTAGTAAAGCCTTCAAACTCTTCCATAAACCAACTATAATGTTCATCAGTTAAGTCCGGAACGTGTGTTAGTTTTGTTTTAGTTACTGCTTGTACTTGTTCAAGTGTAGGTATGGCTTTGTGCTTATCTACATGTTCTTTGATAAACTTAGCCGCTTCTTGTAAACTGCGATCAAAGTTTTCTGGATTGTAGAT